TTTATCCCATAATGGGTGTTTTCTATCTGAAATTCTGATTATTTCTTTTAAAACTTCTATTTCCTCATCACTTAACTCTCTTGGTGCGGTGTAGAGTGGAATATTTATTTCTGAAAATTTGTTTTCTTTAAACTGAAGTGATTTTCCGTTATCCACATCTATAATCATCCACGCTACTGGTTCATTGTTCATTTCTCACTCGCTTTCTTTAGTATTGCTCTAGCAAAAGCTAAACTGTCAGCCCAATTATTTGTGCTACTTGCCTTGGTGTTCTGCCGTATTTCAATTATTTCCTCATCACTTAACTCTTTTATTTGTGGTGTGGATTTATTCATCGCTTCTAAAATTCCACTATAAATTTCTTCTTCTGCAAGTGATTTCTCAAGTTTTTCTATTTTTTTTGCCTGTTGTCGAAGCATATTGGCTGACTCAAATATTGATTTATCTAATTCGGTATAAGAATCTTCCGTCATAAACTTAATTAACTCTTTTGCTAGGTCATAAGCTGTCATTTTTAAATATCCTTTTTTCTGCTAACCTAATTAACTTTGTTCCGTTTATAATGTGCCTATCTGATGGTGTTACATATTCATTTCCATAGATTTGTTTAACCCAAGCAATTACACATTTCTTTATTTCCTCATCACTTAACTCTTTTATTTGTGGTGTGGTTATAAATCCTCTGCGTTCTAATTCTTGTATTAAATCAGCCATTACTTCTGTTGGCACTTCAGCGTTTTCCCACATCAATACTTCTTTCTCCAACTCCACTATACGGTCTGCTTGTTGGCGTAGCATATCTGCAATATCAGTAGCAACATTTTTAGGTTCGCCACTAGACCAATCTGCTGGTATTTCATAAGCCAATCCTTCAGCTTGTTCTGCTAATTCGTATGCGTTCATTTCTCACTCGCTTTCTTTTTATAAGCATGGCGAACCCCAGCCGCAAATGCTGACTCTGTTTTATTTCTTTGAATGTCTAAAGCATTTTCAAGCTCAGATATTCTTACTGAAAAATTAACAATTAACTTTTCTAATCCTTCTATTCTTGCAAGTTCATCTACTGTGTGTGATACAAGTGATTTTCCTGATTCAACAAATGGATTTATAAAATCTGCAATTTCCTTTGCATTTTCTAAATGTTCAATAATACTTTTTACTTTCATTTCTCACTCGCTTTCTTTAGTTTGTAGCTAAACCCAAAGTCTTTCCAATGTTCTCCATCAATCACATCAGTATGACTTTTAACTAATTGAATTTGCCACTCAGGATGTTCAAATCCTATATTAGCAATGCCCATTACATAAGGCTTATGTGGTAGTTGTTCAATAACACTACCATCTGAATAAGATTGATATTGGTCAGAAACAACAACAGTTAATCCTGTTGGATTCCAACATTCAATATCTGTCCCAATATAATTACCACGCCAAACAATAACAATGTCGCCTGTATGTAGTTCATTTCTATTATTACCAAATGTTGCTTTAGATTTAATAGGAATACCAACATCGCAAAGACAACACTTTCCGCTAAATACTTGTAGTGTCATTTCTCACTCGCTTTCTTAAATGCTTCTTTCCAACGGCTTAATTGCTCTTTCTTCCACTCATCACGCAGTTCATAATTGAATCGCAATACACCTTCATCAGTTTCGCAGTAGTAATCAAATGCTTTATTGAGTTGCTCATCACTTAACTCTTTTATTTGTGGCAATACAGCGTCATAAACCAAGCCACCACAAGTGGCGCAAACCTTCCCATCTTTCTCCAGCTCTGCTATGCGGTCTGCCTGTTTGCGTAGCATATTGGCGGCTTTATGGTCAAGCCTTCCGTCTAATTCATCAGCAATTTCGTAAGCGTTCATTTTTGTTTCTCCAGTTTCCAAACATCTAACATGGCGTTGTAGAGCTTGTCATAGCCAGCCTGGCCACGCATCTTTGCCACTTCTTGTAAGTACAGCTGTCGGGTTCGTTTGGATCGAAACTTTCTAAACACCCATTTGGCCTCGCAGTACACCCGATATTCATCCGAGTAAGTTCCGACCGTTCGGCCATTCGGCAAACGAACCAGCCTGGCTGATCCGTGAACCTTACCGCAAGCGAAACATGAGGGTCGTAATACATGAATTACTTGCTCTCCCTTTGCTGTTTTCTCTCGTAACACTCCTTGCACATCCACCGCCTCTGTCTTTTGTTTGCGCTGATTAGCCATGCTCCATTCCGATAATCTTTACCCATCTGACAGTTGGTACAAAACCGTTTGCCAGTAATCGATGAATCAGCCTTTACAGCCTTTGTGTAAAGGTCGTTCTCATGGCTCATGCTTGGACTTCATCCTCTTCAATGTAGTAATAACCGCCTTTGGTATTGGCTTGCAAGGCTTTTATGGCCTGGTCTGCACGCTCTTTCGTACTGTAAATCCCACGATTAATCGTACGATACTTATCATCAATCTCAACCACTACAAATACTTTCATACAATCTCCTCAATTAACACGTGTACACAGCCGCCAGAGACGATCTTGTTGCCTCTAGCGATATTGATCTCATCGATCTGCTCATCGTCATCAAATACCCCAGCATCTTGCAAGCTATCCAGCACGCTTTTGATACGGTTATCCAGGTCGAACTTGCGCCGATCTCTTGGCCACACAACCATATTGACGCGTATTCTGGCCGCGCCCACCTTACTTTGTTTACTTTGAGAAACAATATCGGCCACATCGGTCTTGAACTTGCGCCCAGCCTTGCTCATATAGGTCGCATGAGCGCCACGTCTGTAGTACGTATTGACCGATGGTGGCCACGGTAGCACGAACTGGATCATCCGATGAGCTTACTCAGTCTGGCATCCAGATCGGCATGGCTCGATAAAGACTCCTCTAATTCGTCATTAATGATGGCCGCAATCGACTTGTTTTGAGCTTGCGAGGCTTGTTCTAAAAGGGTTTTGACGTGTGGCCGCAAGCGTACCAAGAATGGTTTTAGTTCTGACATCTTTTGTTCTCCTTTAGATATCGCTATCATACAGCAACACAACATATTGGAGTCAATATTAGGGTAAATCCCTATAAAAACACAACATATTGTGCTTGACATGGGGATTGTCATGCCCGAGAATCACTACTAAGCGATATCGCAATTAACCACCCAGAAAGAGGAGTTATCAATGTACGTAGCATACTATCGCGTATCCACTCAACGCCAGGGCCAGTCAGGCCTTGGCCTTGAGGCCCAACGTTCTGCGGTACAGAATTTCACATCTGGTAAAGAGCTGATCGCAGAGTTCACAGAAGTTGAGTCGGGCCGCAAGTCTGACCGCCCACAGCTCGCGCAAGCTCTAGCACTAGCCAAGGCTAAGAAAGCCACATTGGTTATTGCAAAGCTAGACCGTCTTGCTCGTAATGTTCACTTCATCTCTGGCCTCTTAGAGTCTGGCGTGCAGTTTGTGGCCGCAGATATGCCAGAGGCAGATCGCACATTCTTACAGATGGCCGCTGTGTTTGCTGAGTGGGAAGCCCGTAAGATTTCAGAGCGCACTAAAGCCGCTTTACAGGCCGCCAAAGAGCGTGGCGTAAAGCTCGGTAGCCCTAACCCTTTACTCGGCTCTAAAAAGGGCGCAGAGGCCTTGGTAGCAAAAGGTAACCTATTTACCCAAAAGGTAACCCCAGTTGTAAACGATATCGTAGCGCGTGTTGGCACCAACTTGCGTGAGATAGCCCGCGAGCTAGAGGTACGCGGTGTTAAGACCGCCAACGGCTACGACCATTGGCATCCAGCCCAGGTGGGCAAACTTATGAGGAGAATGAAATGCCAGACCTTATCAATGCAGTAATCATCGTGGTTTTTTCTGTAGGTACGCTAGTCATCTTAGGCTTATTCGGTTTCTTAGCCTGGATGCAAATCAGTAACAGTCAGTTTTATATACGCTGGCAACGTAAGCGCCGCGAGCGCATGGCCGAGCGATTTGTTAACAGCATCAAAAGGAGAAACGTGAAATGAAATTCTTTGACCGATTCAAGTACACCAGCAGTAAGCACATGTATCACCAAGAAGACTCAACCAGCGACAAAGTTATTGGCACGGTAGCTATGATCGCTTTTATCTTAATCGTGCTATTTGCATAAGGAGCCAATATGCTAACCAAAGACATATACCACCCGTATATACGTTCTGAGAAAACAGACGTAATGAGTACGTTTAGAAAGACTGGTTGGATTCCACCCTCAGAGAATCTAATGATTCAAGAGAAGTGGTCAACCTATCGCAACCTACAGGCCATCAATGAGGAGAACGCAAAATGAGCTACAGCACTCAGCGCGACCAGATCATTGAGCACCTGGAAAAGAAACGCAAGGGCATTACGAGCTGGGATGCCATCGCTAAGTACGGCATCACTAGGCTAGCCAAGTACATCCACGATCTGCGTGCTAGCGGTTGGCATATCAACGATGTGTACGAACGCGATCCAATGAGCCATCGCAAATGGAAACGCTATTGGCTAGTCAGCTCACCCAAGGCCGCAAAGCGAGGCCGCAAGTGATCGACTATTCCGAGTATTTACTCAGGATTAATCGCCTCATGCAAGAGACCCATAAGGCCGCTCAAGCTGGTAACTACAAGGTGGCCAGCGATCATGCGGCCGAGGTGGCTCGCTATGCGATTAGCCTTCAGCATTATTTGAAACTAAAACAGAACTGGAGATTTAAATGGTCGGCAAGGTAACGCCAAACGATATGCTCTCCGCTAGCCGCTTACCAGCGGTTTGTGGGATGAGCAAGTACCGCAGTCCAAACGATGAGCTACAGGCCTCTATCGATGCCATCAATGGCAAAGCACCAGAGGATATCAGTAACGAGTCTATGGACTGGGGCAACAAACTGGAGCCTACGATTCTCATGGAATCCGCTAACCGACTGGGATGCGTACAGCTAGACATCGAGCATGACAAACCCTATTTTCACGACAAATGGCCGCTCTCATGCTCTTTGGATGGCACCGCTACAGGAGTAATGCAAGAGATTACAACTGATCCAGAGAAGGGTATTTATGTGGTCGGCCAACAGAGCATCGTACTGGAAGGCACGGGCATCCTAGAGGCCAAGCTAACCAGCATGGAGCCAGAGGATATGCCACCGCTGTATCGTGGCCCCATTCAGCTCCAGGCGCAGATGAGTATATTCAAAGCCAAGTGGGGCGCGCTATGCACGCTCTACCGCGGCACCGAGTTACGGATATTCTTGTTTTCGCCGCATCAAGAGACGCTAGAGCTGATCGAAAGAGTCAGCAAAGAGTTTCAAGATAAGCTGGATCGGTACAAAAATACGGGTGTTTGCGACTTTTATGAACCAATTTCTACAAAAGACGCGACTAAAACGTACCCACATGGCTCAATCGATGAGCCAGTAAAGCTGGATGATTACGGTACAGAGTTAACAAAATTGTTAATAGAAAACAAGCAAAAAATTTCAAAACTCGAAGAGGAAAACCAAAAGATTCAGACTGAAATTATGAGCCTTATGCGTAGCCATGTGTACGCCATTGCTGGTAACTACCAGATATCGTGGCCAGAGCGTAGCTACAAAGCTCAACCAGCCAAGATCGTGCCAGCTAAAGAGGCCTACACGATTCGGCAATCAACCCTAACGATTAAGGAATTAAGATGAAAATTATTGAGGTCAGAAGAAGTCAGATAAAAGATATTACTGAGGTGCGGCTAACCCCAGATTTTAAAAACTTGGACTACGTTGAAAAGCGAGACTGCTTGGTTGACGTTATTCAGATATGCCAAAAAGCATATGACGATTTGTATAAAGAAAGAGAGTCAATAAAATGAGAGCATTTCCATTGGTAACACAAAGGCCAGACGGCGTAGTAGTTGAATATAACCCTGGCATGGATTTAAGAGATTACTTTGCGGCACAAGCTATGGTCGGCATATTAACTATGTTGCGCGGCGGCACTGAAGCAATCATTACAGTTCAAGAAACTAGCAGTAAATATGCCTACGAATGGGCAGACGCAATGATGGAAGCGAGGGAATCCAAATGAAAGCCATAGCAACTGCATTAGTACAAGCCCAGAAAGAGTTCGGGCCAGCACTAAAGACATCCACTAACCCGCATTTTCGTAGCCGCTATGCTGATCTGTCAGCAGTCGTTGAGGCTGTGATCGATGCGCTCAACAATAACGGGATCGCTCTGGTGCAGAAGTGCCACGAGTCTAGCGATGGGGTCAATGTAGAAACAATGTTGATACATGAGACGGGCGAGACCCTATCCTGTGGCATCTTGCACGTGCCAGCAAGCAAGCAAGACCCGCAAGGGTATGGCTCAGCCCTAACCTATGCGCGCCGCTACAGCCTGATGGCGGCCTGTGGGATAGCGC